CAGGTGCTGGTCAGAAGTTTCGTGTTACTGATGCTATTAACACTACCAGTGTTATTACTTTAGACAACACTACTGTTGCGGATATGAACCGCAAGCTCAACTTTGGTACACCTTCACAGTCTATTCCTAGCGAGTTCTGTTTTAACGGGGTAGATGGTAGTGGAGACACAAAGATTGACCTGTTTCCTGTTCCTGATGGCGTGTATACACTAAAGTTTGATCTAACCATTCCACAGGCTAATCTGTCTGCTGATGGCACTTCAGTCAAGGTTTTGGACTATTTGGTAACTCAAAGTGCCTATGCTCGTGCTTTGATTGAGCGTGGTGAAGATGGTGGAACAAACTCTAATGAGGCTTATGCTTTGTTTAGAGGAATGCTATCTGATGCTATTGCAATGGAAAGCACTCGTTATCCTGAAGACAACTTTGTGGCGGTCTAATGGCAGCACAACTCCAAAGTTACAGTCTCTCAGCACCAGGCTTCTATGGCCTGAATACTGAAGATTCTCCCCTTGATTTAGGGGCTGGCTTTGCTTTGGTTGCGACTAACTGCATCTTGGATCAATATGGTCGTATTGGTGCTAGAAAAGGTTGGTCAAGGGTTAATCCCTCCTCTGGCAATCTAGGTGCTAACGATGTTGGTGTAATCCATGAGTTAGTCCAAAACGATGGAACTCTTACAGTTCTATTCGCTGGCAACAACAAGATATTTAAACTTGGTACTGCTAATGCGGTGACTGAGTTGACCTATGGTGGTGGCGGTACTGCTCCTACTATTACGGCTAATAACTGGCAGACTGCATCGTTAAATGGCATTGCATACTTCTTCCAAACTGGTCACGATCCAATCATTTATGACCCCGCAGTAAGTACAACTACTTATCGCAGAGTTTCTGAGAAGTCTGGCTATGTGGCTACAGTTCCTCAAGCAAACATTGCTATTTCAGCATTTGGTCGTTTGTGGGTGGCTAATACATCTACAGACAAAGTAACAGTGACCTTCTCTGATCTTATTGCAGGTCATGTATGGGGTGGTGGCACTTCAGGCTCATTAGATGTATCTCGTGTATGGCCTAATGGTGCAGATGAAGTGATGGGCTTGGCAGCTCACAATGATTTCTTGTTCATCTTTGGTAAACGACAGATTCTTGTTTATTCTGGTGCTTCTACACCCGCATCTCTTGTTCTGAGCGACACAATTGGCTCTATTGGATGTATTGCAAGAGATACCATTCAAAGCATTGGCTCTGATGTTATTTTCTTGTCAGACTCAGGTGTTCGTTCATTAATGAGGACTATCCAAGAGAAGTCCGCACCATTGCGAGACCTATCAAAGAATGTTCGTTTTGACCTAAATTCATCTTTAGCAAGCGAAACATTGGCTAATATTAAGTCTGTTTACTCAGAAAAAGAAGCCTTTTATCTGCTTGTTTTACCTGCTACTTTCCAAGTTTACTGCTTTGATACCAAGCAATCTTTGCAAGATGGAGCTTCCCGTGTAACGAAGTGGGACTCAATTGCTCCAACTGCTTTACGTTCATTGCGTAATGGTGATTTGTACATTGGCAAGAATGGGTACATCGGTAAGTATCAAGGTTATCTTGATGACACATTAACGTACCGATTTGCGTACTACACAAACAATGCTGACTTAGGAAACCCTAACCAGATTTCCATCCTTAAAAATATTACAGCCATCGTTATTGGTGGTTCTAATCAGTTTTTAACGATCAAGTGGGGCTTTGATTATTCTGGTGCTTATCAATCAGAGAATGTCTATATTCCTACGCAAATAAGCTATGAGTATGGTATTGCTGAATACAACATTGCTGAATACACAAGTGGTGTTCCGATTAAGACTCTGACTGCCAATGCTTCAGGTTCTGGAAAAATTGTCCAAACTGGTTATGAAACAACGATCAATAATGTTTCATTTTCTCTGCAAAAGATTGAAATTCAAGCCAAAGATGGCAAAATAGGGTAAGAGGTAAACCATGTCTAATTACACAAAATCAACCAATTTCGCTACCAAAGATAACTTATCACCTGGCAATCCTTTAAAGATTGTTAAAGGTACTGAGATTGATACTGAATTTAACAATATTCAGACTGCTGTTGCAACTAAAACAGACAATGCTTCTGCCAATATTACTGGTGGTTCAATTACTGGTATTACAGATTTAGCGGTTGCTGATGGCGGTACAGGTGCTTCTACGGCTACTGCTGCTCTGAATAACCTCTTGCCTAGCCAAACAAGCAATGCAAACAAGTATCTACAAACTGATGGCACAAATGCTACATGGGATGCAGTAAGCCTTTCTACTGCCGACATTACAGGCACTTTGCCCGTTGCTAATGGTGGTACTGGTGTAACTAGCTCTACAGGCACAGGTTCTGTTGTTCTGTCAAACAGTCCTACTTTGGTGACTCCCGCATTGGGAACTCCCGCATCTGCGACTTTGACAAACGCTACAGGTCTGCCGATCTCAACTGGTGTAAGTGGTTTGGGTACTGGTGTAGCTACTTTCTTGGGTACACCATCATCTGCTAACTTGGCTTCTGCTGTATCTGACGAAACAGGATCAGGTGCTTTGGTGTTTGCCAATAGCCCAACTCTAGTAACTCCCGCCCTTGGAACGCCCTCTAGCGGTACTTTAACCAATGCTACTGGCTTGCCTATCAGCACAGGCGTTTCAGGTCTTGGAACGGGCGTAGCGACTTTCCTAGCGACTCCCTCAAGTGCAAACTTGATCTCTGCCGTAACAGATGAAACAGGTACGGGTTCTTTAGTTTTTGCTACATCACCTACATTGGTGACACCTGCTTTAGGAACTCCCGCTAGTGGTGTGGCAACGAATCTAACTGGTTTACCTTTATCAACGGGTGTAACGGGTACTTTGCCTGTTTTGAATGGTGGAACAGGAGTAACTACTTCTACTGGTTCTGGCAACAATGTATTGTCAACAAGCCCAACACTTGTCACACCTATTTTAGGTACTCCAACAAGTGCCACATTGACTAATGCAACAGGATTGCCTTTGTCTACTGGTGTAACAGGAACTCTGCCTGTCGCTAATGGTGGAACAGGACAGACTTCTTACACAGATGGTCAACTGTTGATTGGTAACACTACTGGAAATACGCTTGCCAAAGCTACTTTGACTGCGGGTTCTAATATCAGCATTACTAATGGTGCTGGATCAATTACTATTGCTGCTACTGGCGGTACTGGCGATGTTGTTGGCCCTGCATCTTCTACAGACAATGCTTTGGTTCGCTTTGATAGCACTACTGGTAAGTTGGTTCAGAACTCAGTTGGCATTCTGAGTGATACAGGTGCTATTTCTGGTTTGACAGACATTTCTGCTTCAGGCTCTGTAACCCTCTCAGGAGGCACAGCCAACGGAGTAACCTATCTCAATGGTTCAAAGGTTCTGACAAGTGGCTCTGCGCTTACTTACAATGGAACTTCATTAGGTGTTGGTTCATCATCTTATGGCGATGCAGGAACTATTACAGCGTCTATTGGTGTTGCTGGAACTACTGCGGGTGGTTTGCAACTGTGGGCTAGTCCAACGCAAGAACACTATATTCAATGGGGTGATTCAACTGTAGGTTCTGCTACTTATGCGGGTGCTATTTCGTATGACCATGCAAGCAACTTCATGCGTTTCTGGACTTCCTCGGCAGAAGGTATGCGCCTCAACTCAACAGGGTTAGGTATTGGTACAAGTTCGCCATCTTCAAAACTTCATGTTGGTGTTGTTGGTGGCGGTGTAATTGCTAGATTTGCTCATACAGGAGAAACCAATAATCCTTATGCGTACTTTAAAACAAATGAAGCAGGGAATATTGCATCATTAGGCTCTTTTAGTTCTGGTAGTAATTCTGCATTGGGGTTCTTAACTGCTGACACAGAACGAGCCAGAATAACAGCGGCAGGTTATGTCAAAGCAAGTGATACAGGAACTTATCAAAATGGTGGTGCAACAACACATGAATTTGACCAAAGTGCTAATTCTGTAGCTTTAAATATTTACGCAACAAACGCAAGTTATACAAATGAAATAGTCCAGATTCTTGCCTCAAGAAATACTTCAGACAATACGTTTTACGCAATCAATTATTACAACCTTGGTGCTGGTGCATATAAATTCCGTGTAGCAGATTCTGGAAATGTCACAAACACAAATAATAGTTATGGTGCTATTTCCGACATTAAACTAAAAGAAAATATTTTAGACGCTACACCTAAGTTGGAAAAATTAAACCAAGTGCGTGTGGTGAATTACAACTTTATTGGTAATGAGCAAAAACAACTTGGCGTTATTGCACAAGAACTTGAGCAAATCTTCCCAAGCATGGTTGAAGAATCACCTGATAAAGACACAGAAGGCAATGACCTTGGCACAACAACAAAGTCTGTCAAATACAGCGTGTTTGTTCCTATGCTCATCAAAGCAATGCAAGAACTCAAAGCAGAATTTGATGCCTACAAAGCATCACACCCATAATCTTTAAAAGGAAATAACATGACTACTACTTGGACTATCTCAACTCTTGAGCGTGAAACATCAAACGGCTTTGTAACAACTGCCCACTGGCAAGCCACAGCAGTAGATGGAGACTACACAGCCTCTATTTACTCAACTTGCTCATGGGCTGATGGCACACCAACTATTCCCTA